TCCTTGCAAATGTATCTGCAGAATTTTTAAGAACAAAAGTTATTCCAGAGGTAGATGCTGTAAGATATAGCACATATTGTGCAATTCCACAAATAAGCAAAACAACTGGTACATACGCAGATGCACAATCTGTATATAGTGCTATAGCTGCATTATATGACAAAATGACAGATGACGGAGTTCCAGAAAGCGATAGACATTTAAGAATTACATCAACTCTATTAGGATTTATAAGAGATATGGATACATATAAATCAAAAGAATTACTTAATAAATTTGCTAGTGTAAAGACAGTTCCACAAGCAAGATTTAAGACTGTAATTAAGTTAAAAGATGGTGTATCTGAAGGAGAAAAAGTTGGTGGATTTGAACCAGGAACAGGAGCAAAAGATATTAACTTTATGATTATACACAAGCCAGCATTATTACAATACACAAAACATAATAAAATGAAAGTATTTACTCCAGACCAAGACCAAGATGGAGATAACTACAAATGGTTATACAGAATCTATGGTTTAAATGATTATTATGCTAATAAAACTGCAGGTATTGCAGTATCATACAAAGCATAGAAAGGCAGGTATTCTAAATGGCTAGAGAAGTAGGAATAGGACATTCTTTTAAGAATGATGAAAAAAATGTTGAAACATTAAAAGCTGAAAACGAGGCTTTAAAAGATAAAATAAAAGAATTAGAAAAAGGAACTTCAAATGTTGATGTTGAAAAGATTAGCAAAGAAAATGAAAAATTAAATGCACAAATTAGTGATTTAAAAGCTAATGTTGAAACATTAAAAGCTGAAAACGAGGCTTTAAAAAAAGAGAATGAAAAGCTAAAGAAATAGGTAGGTGTTGCAAATGAATTATGCAGACCATACATACTATAAAACAAGTTTTTTGGGTAGTCTTGATAGCCAAGAGTTTTCAAGACTATGTATAGAGGCAAGCAGAATAATAGATTATAATACCAATCAAGATTTGACAGATGATGTAATCAAGAGTTTATCAGATAGAGCACAGGACAGGTTGAAATATACTACTTGTGCTCTAGTCGATTTATTACATCAAAAAGAAATTAGTGATAGCAGAAATGTAGCATCTTATTCTATTGATGGTGTAAGTAAAACGTTTAATAAAATATCTGATAGCGATTTCAAGGAAAAACGAAAAGACATTCTCAATAACTTACCAGATGAGTTGACTTGCTATGTATGATGATTTTCCAAAACAAGATATAACGATATATCATAAAAACCCTAACAAAGAAAATGAAAGATTTAATGTAAAGGCTAGTGTTAGACTAACATATACAATAAATCATAATCGTACTGGTTCAAATTCTGTTGATAGTGCTTTGATTAGAGTTTTTGAAAACGATATAACAAAGAAAGATATGGTTATTGCTAAAGATGATGTAATTGTAGTGAAAGAAATTACAGATACTATCACTAATAACAGTGCACCATATACTGAATTGTCAGAGAAATATGGTAAGGATAATGTCTTTAAAGTTCATTCGGTAGAAAATCTTGTATTCAATGATATTGATATTCAAGAATTAAATCACATTAAGATTGGTTGTATCTAATGCCTTGGAAAACAAAATTAAAAAGTAAAAATCAAATAAAGTCTCAATTAGGCCTTGACGAACAAGGAAAGTTGCAGGCTTTTTTTGATTTAACAGTTGCAAGAAGATTACAGCCGTACGTATCAAGAAAAGAAGGTGTACAAGAGGCATCTATTTTAACAGGTACAACCCCTGGAAGTGGAAAAGTAAATATAAATGTTCCATATGCTGAAGCTCAAGCGTATTCAAAGAATATAAGAAAAAAAGATGGAAAAAGAGGAACAAGGCCTTTTGAACGTATGACGCATAACGAAAAGAATGTGATTACAAAAGAATTGAATGATTATGCAAGGAGGTTGTCAGAATGAATGAGGAAAAAACAGAGAAAAGTATTACAAAATCTATAAATGATTGGTTGTTAGGATATGAAAAAATAACAGAGTTTGCCGATGAAATACATACAGAAGAATTAGAAGACAGTAACACCAATTTGGCACTACAGCGAAGTGGCGTTGAAGAAATGCCAAATAAATATGTAGGCGAAAAATGTTGGTATCGTCAATATAATTATATTCTGTTCTTAAAAAATTATAGTGAAAGTGATGAGCAAAGGCTCGAAAATTTGGATTGGTTAGACGATTTTTCGGACTGGATTAACCAACAAAATAGGGATAGAAATTATCCTACTATTAAGAATAAAAAAGTAATAAAAATTGGGTGTAGTGATGAGATTACCTATCAGACTGATGAAAAGGGAACAGTTAGTAATTACTACATCCAATTATATTTTTTAATAAAAGGAGGAATTTAAGATGGCAGATAATACTAATGAAACACCTCAAGAGCCATTAGTTGATGTTATGGCTTACGATGAGGCAAGATATTTGGGTATTGGCGCTGCAGATAGCACTAATTTTCAACTAATGAATGTTGGTGTTTCTAAAATGGAAGAGAATACAAGCCCAAAAGAAAAAAATACTCAATATGTAGGCGACAAATCAGATACAACAAAAGTAACAGGATATAGTAACGCATTCAGTCTTGAAATGGATTTAATAAAGAATCAAGTTGTTATCGAAGACTTACATGATATTTTATATTACAGAAAAACTGGTGTCGATGCACAAAGACCAGTAATTTTAGTAGACCTATGGAAACCTATTGAAGGACAAACTGGTGTATACAGAGCAAGAAAAATATTAACAACAGCAAGTATGACTGGTAAAATCCCAGCACCAGGAGAGCAAATAAAATTGAATGGTGACTTAAAAGGTATAGGAGATTTCCAATATGGAACATTCGACGTTGCAACAAGAGCATTTACAGAGTCAAGTAATGGACAATAAAATAAGATATAAGATAATTAAGTTTTATAATAAGGTAATTTGTAGTTTGAGTTAATAATATGCCTTAAAATAGATTTTGGAAAGAATGAGGATATAAGTATGAGTGATGATAAGATAAAAAATATTAGTGAAGTTAAGAATAAGAGATATAGTTTAGGTTATGAAGATGTTAATAGAAATATAGAGATAGAGATTTTTGGATTAGATTTTAAAATGAATATTTATAATATTGAGCACTTTAAAGAGAATACAAATAATAAAAGTTTAGATGAACAAATTGATTTCATTATTGGAGAAAATGCGACAAAACGCTTAAATGATAAGATGGTAAAAGATGGCCATGGAGAAATGATGGCAAATGATAAAACAAGAATAATAGGTTTCTTAATAGAAACATATACAAAAGTATTAACAGATAATATGATGAGAAAAGCTAAAGATGGAATTGAAAATGCAAAAAAAGAAATGAGTAATAATGGAAATCAGAATTATATGAATAGATCACAAAGAAGATATAATGAGAGATATAACAGGAGAAATAATAATAGGAGATATTATTAATGAGAATGTTAAACAAACTGCCTTATTTCGTATTTTTAAAAGGAAAAAAATATAAAATAAATGCAGATTTTAGAGTAATGATTAAATTAGAAAATGCTTACATAAATAAAAAATTAACGAACGAATTAGCGTCTGAAATTTTCAGACAATTTTATCCTGCATTTTCTAGTTATGAAAATTATTATCGTCTAGCTTGTGATAAAGAATTATATGCCGAGGCTTTAGATAAATTATTGTGGTTTTACCAGCGAGGAGATAGAAAAGATTACCACCAAAAAGTAACTGGAATCAATACAGGGAAAACAGAGCTTTCATTTAATTATGAGTATGATGATGATTATATTTTTGGAGCTTTTTGGGATAGAGGAATAGATTTAACAAAAGACTTTGTTCACTGGTGGAAATTTAAGGCTTTATTTTTAAGTATGAGCGAAAAGACACCTTTTGAAAAAATAAAGGGATATAGGGCATATAGTGGAGATGATGAGCAATTAAAGAATTTAAAGAAATACTGGTCATTACCAGTTATAGATAGAGAACAAGAAAGGCTAGATGGTATATATGAAAGATTAGAAGAATTAAATAATAATCACAAAGAATGACACTTGCATTATTGCAGGTGTCTTTTTTTCTATGTCTGCATAGAAAGGAAAAAATATGATAGCAGGCACGTTAACCTACGAAACAAAACTGGATAAAAAAGGTTTTGACGAAGGTATGGACGATGTAAACAAGAAAGCTTCAAAGCTTGAAAGTTTTATGTCGGGAGCACGGAAGTGCAATGAAAACAGCTTTTGCTGTTGGAACCGCTGCAGTACGGAGTAACAGCAACAGCCTTGGGAGCTTTAGGTACAGCGAGCACAAAATCATTTGCAGAGCTAGAGCAAAACATAGGTGGTGTTGAAACACTTTTCAAATCAAGCTCTCAAACAGTTATTGATAACGCAAATAAGGCTTTTTCAACTGCTGGAATTTCAGCAAATGAATATATGTCGAATGTTACAAGTTTTTCGGCAAGTCTTTTACAGGGACTTAATGGAGATACAGCCAAAGCGGCTCAAATTGCAGATATGGCAATTATAGATATGGCTGATAATGCTAACAAGATGGGAACATCTATGGAAAGCATACAGAATGCATATCAACGGATTCGCAAAACGGCAATTTTACTATGTTAGATAACCTTAAATTAGGTTACCGGACGGAACAAAAGAAGAAATGATCCGTTTAATGAATGATAGCGGAGTATTAAAAGAAAAAATAAGTAGCTTAGATAATGTTACTTTTGACCAAATGATAGAGGCAATCCACGCAGTACAAACTAATTTAGATATTACAGGTACAACAGCAAAAGAGGCAGCAACAACAATATCTGGAAGTGTTGCATCTATGAAAGCGGCATGGGACAATTTCTTGAATGGTAGTGCTGATTTAGGAAAAGTAGTAAAAACTGCACAAACTGCTGCGGACAATATTATAAATGCGGTTTCAGAATTACTTCCAGATTTGATTGAAAATATCTACGAGTGGATGCCAGATATAATCGAGGCAATAAGTGAAATATTAAGTAAGATTTCAAGCGTATTGATGGATAATTTGCCAAATTTCATTGGCATTGTTACAGATATATTGCAACAAGTATTACAAGCATTAGTCGATATAGCCCCACAATTATTAGAATGCATAATGCAAGTAATAACACAATTAGTACAATTCATAGTTAATAATATTCCACAAATTATCGAAATAATTATGCAATTATTAACTCAAATATTACAGGCATTAACTCAATTTGCACCACAGCTTATTGAGATGATACCAAAACTAATAAGTGATGTAATTACAGCCATAACAAGTAATTTAGATGCTTTAATAAATGCAGGTATGGAATTACTTATGGCTTTGGTAGAGGGATTATTAGCGGCAATACCTCAGTTAATAGAGATGTTACCACAAATAATTGAAACAATATTAAATGCTTTACTAGATGCATTACCACGTATTTTAGAAATGGGAGCAGAAATACTTCTTGCTTTAATCGAGGGTCTAGTACAAGCAATACCAAAATTAGTTGAAATGATACCAAAAATAATCAACACTATTGTTTCAACACTTGTTCAACACATTCCAGAAATTATAAATGCTGGTATTCAAGTAATTATTTCTCTAATTACTGGTTTAGTACAAGCGTTACCTCAATTGATTGCAATGTTACCAGAAATTATTATTAGCATTGTTACAGGATTAGTCGAAAACTTTCCTTTGATAGTGCAAGCTGTATTAGATTTATTCGTTGAACTGCTAGCCCATCTTGGAGAATTTGCAGTAAATGTAATTACTTGGATTGTAGAAAACATTCCAATATTCATTCAAAATGTAATTACATTTATTTCAGAATTACCAGGTAAAATATGGGAATGGCTATGCAATGTAATTGTTAAATTAGCACAATGGGTTGTAGAAATGAACCAAAAAGCAATCCAAATGGGAAAAGAATTCTTACAGAATGTTGTTAACTTCTTTAAAGAATTACCTGGAAAAGTGTGGGAATGGTTAGTAAATACTATACAAAATATAGTTAAATGGATAGTTGAAACTAATCAGAAAGCTAATGAGATGGCGAGAAATTTCATAAGTAACATTATAAATAAAATAAAGGAATTGCCTGGGAAAATATGGGAATGGCTAAAAAATACAATTAGCAAAATTGCACAGTTTGCTGTAGAAATGGCAAATAAAGCAAAAGAGGGTGCAGTAAATCTGTTTAACAATATTGTTAATAAAATAAAGGAATTACCTGGAAAAATGCTCGAAATGGGTAAAAATATGGTTCAAGGTATCTGGAATGGTATTAGTAATGCTGTTGGATGGATTGTTGACAAAATAAAAGGTTTCTGTAGTGGAATTGTTAATAAGATAAAGGAATTTTTTGGAATTCATTCTCCATCAAAATTGTTAGCTGACGAAGTTGGTTCAATGATGCCTCCTGGTATTGCAATAGGTATTGATGCAACGACAGACGATGCCGTAAAAGCAGTAGATGATATGAATAATGCTATTTTAGATGAAATGAATAAATCGGTATTATTAGAAACGGGAAAAGTAAATGCTAGAGCAAAAATAGAGGCTAATAACAATTCGTTAACAGTTATTCAGGTTAACTGTGAAATAACAGGAGATGTTGATTTAGACAAAGAAAATGTCGGAAGAATTGTTGCACCAGTTGTTTCTGAAACAATTAGAACAGGGGGTGTTTAGATGGGAAAGTACCTAAAAATGGGAAACAAAAAATATAGACTTCTAAAAAACCTAAAATATAAAAAGAGCAATAACGAAGTTACATTTCAAGATTTTACTATTGATTTTTCAAAGGGAACTATACTTGATCTACCGCTAAAATATCAAGAATGTAAAATATACAAAAAAAACGATGAATTAGAATTTACAGGATTTGTAAATACTTTCAAATTTGCTGATATGAAACTAGATGCAAGTATCGAAGGTAGAGAAATGACATTAAATGTTTTAAGCCCATTAAAAATGGCAACAATTAGGACAGTTACTATAATTGGTACAATGACAAAAAAACAAGCTATTCAAAGAATATTGGAACCATTACTTAATGATGGATTTACAATAAAAGAAATGAATGTTCCGGAAGGTCAGATAACGTTGAATTTTATAGCACAGACTGTTGAATATTGTATGAATAATGTAGGATTTAAAATAAACGTCTTTTGGAATATTAACGAAAAAAAGGAAATTTTTGTAAACAGTATTGACTATCTATTTGCAAAATTACCAGTAAAAACTATAACTGAATTAGATGGACGAAATGAAGGACTATTCCACTTGCAACCAACAATCAACAACGTTGACTATGCTAATGTAATAAATTTTAAAAATGTTAGAATGATATACACTACAGCCGTTGATATAACAGAATATCCAAATTTAGAGGTAAATAAAACCATAAAAAATGGAGACTCTATTACTTTCCTACATCCTATTATCCTTGATGAGAATTATTTAAGGAATTTTATGGCGGAGCAGTATTACAAGGAAAACAATTATATAGATTTTGAACTAGTTACAGTATGTAACGATGGAACAACAAAAGTTTTCCAATCTAACATTAATTATTACGATTCATCTAAATCAGACTACAATAAATATACAAATAGCGGAAACTTTACTTTCAATGATGATGGAGGAAATGAAGGTCAAATTGTTCTGCAGCGTGACCAGTTTTATAAAAATTTAATTACAGGGTTTAAATGGAATGTAGGTCAAAATGCAGAGATATTGGCTATTCGAAGTGATACCTCATTAAGATATACAACAATGAGGTATTTCCACAGCGACGAGATAAAAAAATCAAAGGGAATTATCTCTGATAGTGGCCAGGTAGAAAAAACCATTGATTATAAAAATAAATGGACATCTCTACCACAATTAATAGAATATGCTAGAAGTTTAATAGTTCAAAATTCCAATGTAATAAATCAAGTTGTTGCTAAATATACTAAAAATCCAAATGTCGAAATTGGAGATATCATTGAAATTAACAAGCCATCTTTCTTTATTTCAGGAAGATTTGCAGTTAAAGATATCACATACATATATACAAACGATGAGGATGAAGAATGGAACATAACATTAAAATCAAGTGATTTAATAAGTAGTTATATTGATCTATTTAGACCAGCAGAGCAACAAGAAAGTTCAACAAATAGTGAAGGTCTTGTATTGAGTGAATTTATAGAAGAAGGATTTGAAGAAAAACACGATATTGTTAATTTTGAACCTCCAGCAGATAAGGCTATAAGACTTGCAAAAGAGGCATGGGATAATGAAATGGGCTCAGGTTCAGATTATTATGTTTTCTCTATACAAGGTTATGGTCAAACTGAGGACGATTACATTGTTGCAGTAAGAGACCCTGAAACAAGTAGAAATGTTGGGTTTGTCTATGTAAATGTTGTTACGGAAGAATGCGAGGTGGAATTCGGATGAAAATAAAAAACGAATCAATAGTTATTAGAAATGGTAAAAAGAAAATAGAATTAACCAATTTAATTTTAGACGCATACCTAAATCAGTTTGCAGATAGTCAAATTTCAACAGCTAAAGCAGTTTTAACAAAAAATCGAAAATTCTTAAATTATTGTCTATTGAAATTTGATACACCTCTAACAGACTACGACGAAACATCTCGAATTCCAAATGAACAATTTAGTATTTGTCTTATGGACGGGGCAAATGTTAATCAAGTTGGTAATGAGAAAAAAGTTACAATTCAATATGATTATGTATTTAATGTTAGTAGTTCTCTATGGGACTATGAGAATAAAGATTCTGGAATGAATTTATCGCAATTCTATAACAAAAAAATAACAGCGATAGGTTTTAACGTTTGGTGGACACCAACAATACAAGACGAATTTGAACCAGTATGTGCTATTCTTGATGTTTCTGACTACAATATATATTTACAAGAAAATCAAGAGTTTTCAATTACAAGAAAAGATGTGATTGAAACTGATATTGAATTTTATAGTCCTTCAGACAAAATAAAATATCCAGTTCATATAGCACCAAAAAATATTGAAAATTTGTATTTGCCACCTTTAGCAATGTGGAAATATTGGGACGATGTAGCCTATCCAATTCTTTATTCGATAGGTTTCAGTAATGAAAAGGATAAAATACTAGAAGAGCATATAATTGCGAACGATGAAATGTATTGTAGGGCAGATACCAACAAACTATATATTAACAATGTAAATATTTTAGAAAGTGTGCCAAGAATTTTTCTTCCACACTTTTTATCGTTTACTCCACAACGAAGTGCTTACAAATATATTGTTCTAAAATATAAAATATATCAACAGCTCTTTGACAATAGTGGAGAAGACATAACAAGCACAATGGTTGATAGTGGATATTACTACCATTGTATTATGCCAATAACTGAATACGGAAAAAAGAGCATTGTAATTTCATATGAAAGGAGGAATTAGAGTAATGTTTGAATTATTTCAAGATAGAATTTTAACCAATCCAAGGTTATTAAAGTTAAAAGACCCCAGGACCAATGAAATTATCAATTTTGAGATACAAGACTATACAGCTGAAGAAATCGTGCAACCTGGAACAGAAATTACGGCACTACGTATAAACAATTCATTTTTGGCTATGCACCCAGTTGGATGTATATATTTGACAGATAATATAACGAATCCTGGAGAATTGTTTGGTGGGACATGGGAATTAATTGGTAAAGATAGAGTTTTGATTGGTGCTGGAAATAAATACACTCCAGGACAAACTGGTGGACAAGAAAAAATTACAATTCAAACTCAAAATTTACCACCCCATACACATCCCATACCATCACTACGAGGTGCGACTACGACAAGTGGAACTCATTATCATAGAGGTCGATATGGAAGAAATGGTGTTAGTTCAGGTGGAAAACTTACTGTACGTAGAATAAATCCAGATGATGATTATGCAGGAGATGATACAATAACATATACTGATGGAGGACACTCACACGATATACAAACAAATGCTAGTACAACAGGTTCTACAGGAAGTGGGACACCTATTTCTATTGTTCCTCTTTATTTTGCTTGTTACATTTGGCACAGAACGGCTTAGAAAGGGGGATAATATGAATTTTAAAATTGATAAAGATAAATTAGAAATAACGGAGCCTAGAATTATAAATTCGGGCTCTATTGCTTATTATTCTGTCGATTGTGAATTTGATGATAGCTGGAATGGATTAACTAAAAAGGCTGTTTTAATAAAAAAGGGAGATAGTCAAGGTACACAGATTGCTGTAATTGGTAATCAAATCTACATAGATAAATCGTGCTATGGGGATTATTATATTGGCTTTGTGGGCTATATGCTTAATAATGATAATCAGAAAACACTACAAATTTCAACGGAACTTAAAGGGTTTTATATTCAAAAAGGAGCAGGAGAGATACAAGTAGTAGAAACAGAAGTACCACCAATATCTGAGTGGGAAATATATATAACACAATTAGTAAATATAAGTGATATTGCTAATACAAAAATTCAAGAAATATCAAATTTAGAGCAATCTATTGAAGATGCAGAGAGAGATAGATCTAGAGCAGAACAAGGGCGAGAAGATGAAGAGCAAAAAAGAATATCTGCTGAAACTACAAGAGCAGAAAACGAAACTTCTCGAAATTCTGCAGAAGAAAGCAGAGCATCTGCAGAGCAAACTAGAAGGACTAATGAATCCAATAGGATAGTCAACGAAAATGGTAGAATTGAGGCTGAAAACAACAGAAAAAATGCAGAGACATCTCGTAATAGTACAGAAACACAAAGGCAATCTAATGAAACAGCAAGACAAACAGCAGAAAACGCAAGAGAAGATTATATAACAGCTTTGAGACAAAGTATAGAAAATGGAGACTTTGATGGTGCTACATTTATTCCACATCTCGATGAAAATGGAAATTTAAGCTGGAGTAATAATAAAGAATTAGATAATCCACCAACAATAAATATTATGGGTCCTCAAGGTCCACAAGGAGAAACAGGTCCAAAGCCTGTAGCTGGTACAGATTACTATACGCAGAAAGAAAAAGAGAATTTTGCTGCACAAGTAATTGCGGAAAGCAAGACGGAAATAGACAATTTTACATCGGATAAAAAAGACGAAATAACAGATTTAGCAACAGATAAGCTAAAGGAACTTTCTGCAGTTAATACTTTAAAGATTATATCAGAGGAGGTAATCGACTTATGATAGAAAAACTTAAAAATATAGCTCGTAATATATATATATATATATACAGCGACAAGGCTTTCA